CGAACCGCTCGCCAACGCCCTCATGAAGGCCGAGACGAAGGCGAAGCGCCGCGCCACGCTCTCGCTCGCCGGGCTCGGCTGGATGGACGAGACGGAAGCCGAGGCCGTCCCCGGCGCCCGCCCGGCCCGCGTCGACCGCGACACCGGCGAGCTGCTCGAACCGCATCCGCTGCCCGCCGCCGGCGGCGAACCGCCCGTCGAGCTCGACCGCGGCCAGTGGGACGCGCTCGGCCACGCCCTCCGCGCCAACGGCCTCACCAAGCAGCAGCTCGTCGCCTACCTCGACGCCGAACTCGGCCCGAACCGGCTCGGCCCCGCCGCGAAGGTGCGCGAGTGGTTCCGGCGGAACCCGGAAGCCGACGTCATCAGCCTCGTCGCCGAGGTCTACCGCTTCGAACAGGGGGAGCACGATGAGCCGCCGGCCGCCTGACGCCCACGTCCACCGCTGGCGCATCGACGAGCCGGACGGCCGCGCCTGGCTCGAAGGCCGCTGCGCCGCCTGCGGCGCCGTCCGCCGCTTCCCCGCCTCCGAAGACGCCTGGCTCGAAAGCCGCGGCATCAGCCGCGACCGCTACTACCCGGCGCACCGCCCGGCGGAACTCCCCGCCCAGTGGCGGCTGCGCGACTGGAGGGACTGGTGATGCGCCGGTTCCCGCTCATCGCCAACTGGCTCCCTGCCCCCGGCTGCGACCTCGCCGCCGCCGGCGCCCGGGCCGGCGACTACGAATCCCGCTTCGGCTGGCTCTCGCCGGACGAAGAGCTGGTGATGGAGTGGGCCGTCGACCGGCGCGCGCCGCTGGCCGCCGCCCGCAGCCCCTACGCCCTCTGGCGCGGCGGCTGGCTCGACCTCCGCGCCGCCGCCTGGCTCGGGAGGAACTGACGCCATGACCCACCTCCACGTCCGCATCCGCCGCGGCCCGTTCATCGTCGACGAGTACGTCGTGCCGCCCGGCGACGACCTCGCCCTTGCCGCCGGCGCGTCTGCCGTGCCCTGCGCCAGCCCGGCCTGCCGCGTCGGGGTGTCGTTCTCGCTCCGGAGGTGCCGCGGATGAGCTGGGCGAAGTTCTCCGATGATTTCTGGTGTCACCCGAAGGTGGCCGGGCTCTCCGACCGCGCCTTTCGCCTGCACGTGACGGCCATCTGCTGGTCGGCAGCGCTGGAGACAGATGGCGCCATCCCACGGGCGATGCTGGCCGTGCTCCGCGGGACGCTTGCCGCCGCGCGCGAGCTCGAAGCCGCCGGCCTCTGGGACGCGGCCGCGGACGGCTGGGTCATCCACGATTTCCTCGAGTACAACCCCAGCCGGGCCGACCTCGAGGAGCGGCGCGAGCGCCGCGCCCGGGCAAACCGCGAGAACGCCCGCCGCCGCTGGCAGCAGGACGCACCCGCTTCGCATGCCGCTGCCGATGCGGCCGGCCATGCGAATTCGCATGCGAATTCGCATGGCGCTGGCATCAAGCTCGCAGCCGGTTCGCATCGCCTGTCGCATGACCATGTGCATGCACCCGGCCCGGCCCGTACCCGTATAGCTGCTGCTCCTGACTCACTTCGTTCGTCAGCAGCAGCAGCTGAAGCGGCCGCTGCGGCTGCTGGATGCGAACCGGCTGCGAACTCGCATCCCCCGGGCGAACCAGCGGCGCCGTCAGAGCCGGCGGACCCGCTGCCGCTGCTGCTGCGCCACTGGGAGCGCGCCACCGGGACGACGGTGACGCCGATGCTGGCCGACTGGCTCGATGCCGAGCTTGGACAGGGCACGCCGGAGGACTGGCTCCGCGACGCCATCGCCGAGACCGGCGCCAACGGCGTGAAGGCGTGGAAGTACACCAGGAGCATCGTCGAGCGCTGGAAGGCGCAGGGCCGCGATTCGCCCTCGCCGCCGGCGCCCGCCGCCTCGAACCGACCACGCCAGCAGGAGGTGACCCGTGGAGAAGCTCGCCAGCGCGCTGAACGGTCTTGGGCTGACGACCCCGTCCTCGCCGAATGGCGTGCCCTCGGCATCCTCGCCGAGTGACGCCGCAGCGCCGGCAGCCCGCAGCTGGGCAGACCCCGTCGCCTGCCCCGGCTGCGGCAGCGACGACGTCGAGCCGCCGGACTGGCGGCACCGCTGCTGCGTCTGCCGCGACGGCGGCCGCATCCGCCGCGGCTGGCCCGTCGGCCACCCGATGTTCGGCCGCTCCGAGCCCTGCCCGGCGTGCTCCGGGGCGAGCGCCCTCGCCGCCGCCGGCGCCCCCCCGCCGGCCACGCCCGAGGAGCGCATGCGCATCCCCGCCCGCTACCGGTCGGTGACGTTCGACCAGTGGCAGCCGGCGAACGGCACGCCCCGCGTGCGCTGCCAGTCCTACGCTGCCGCCTGGCCTCCCGAACGGCCGCTGCTGTTCCTCACCGGCGAGAAGGGCACCGGCAAGACGCACCTCGCCTGCGCCATCCTCCGCGCTGCATGGGAGCGCCACGGCGTCCGCGGCCAGTTCTGGCCCGTCATCGACCTCCTCGACCGGCTCCGCCGCGCCTCCGACCCGGACCGCGCCACCGAGACCGTCGACGACGTGCAGGAGCAGCTCCTCCGCGTCCCGCTCCTCGTGCTCGACGACCTCGGCGCGCACCGCGGCACCGAATGGGCCGAAGAACGGCTCTTCGCCCTCATCGACGCCCGCTACCGCGACGGCCTGCCGCTCGTCGTCACCTCGAACGTCGGCCTGCTCGATGTCGCGCCCCGCGTCCGCTCGCGGCTCGCCGATGCGCAGGTCAGCACCGTCGTCCCGTTCGCCGGGCCGGACCGGCGGATGGGCGCGCCGAGGGACGCCGCATGACCGCGCCGGCCTGCCGCCAGTCCGTGCCCTGCGACGGCCGCGAGCTCGTCCTCGAACCGGCCCGCGACGCCGCCGGCCGGCCGCGCCTCCGGCTCTCGGCCGTGCTCAACCCGTACGCCGGCGGCTACCTCCGCGTCACCGCCGCCGAGCTGACGCCGCGGCAGGCGCGCCAGCTCATCGACGCCATCGAGAACCTGCTCCTCGAGGAGGGACTGTCCGATGCGTGACGTGCTCGAGTTCGAAGTGCCGCTGCCGCCGGCCGAGGCCTCGCCGAACCTCCGCGCCTCCCGGCTGGCGCGGATGCGCGCGCTCGCCGGCTACCGCTGGCTCGTCGGCGCGCTCGCCCGGCAGGCGCTGGAGCGCTCCAGCTGGCCGATAGCCCCCCGCGTCCGCCTCTCGCTCACCTACCGGCTCGCCGGCGGCCGCGACGGCTTCTACCGGCCGAACGACCCGGACAACGCGCTGGCGGCGGCGAAGCCGCTCATCGACGGGCTGAGCGACGCCGGCCTCATCGAGGACGACAGCTGGCGCTGGCTCGAAATCGGCCGCATCGCCGCCGACCCGGACGGCGGGCCCGGCGTCCTCATCCGCGCGGAGGTGCTGGAGTGAGCCGCGCTGCGATGACGTGGGGCTGGCTCGCGCAGACGTTCCGCAGCTGGCGCATCGTCGGCGTCCGCGCCTCCGGCGACGCCGCCCGGCAGGAAGTCGTCGTGACGCTCGTCCGCCGGGGAGGGGGACGGGGCGAGTCGCCCGGTGCGGAGGTGGGACGATGAGGGCGATGGTGAGCCGCTGGCACGTCCGCCGGACGCCCCGGTCCGGCCTGATCGCGCGAAGCCGCGGCGCGTGGGACGCGCTGCGGCGGCGCGTGCTCGATGAGGCCGGCTGGGCCTGCGAGCTGTGCGGCAACCCGGCCGCAGAGGTGGACCACCGCATCCCGCTCGCGCTCGGCGGGACGGACGACCGGTGGAACCTCCGCGCGGTCTGCCGGGCGTGCCACCGCCGGCTGACGGCGTCCATCCGCCGCGGAGGGAGAGGGGGGTCGAAAACTTCGCCGCCGGACCCCCGGGAGCGCGCCCCCCAGGCTTCTTCGCACACGGCCGGGTTTCCGGCCTTCACCGGAGGTGACCGATGGGAGCACGCGGACCGCTGCCGCTGACTGCTCATGAGCGCCGGCTCCGCGGCGAAGCGGCGCCTGCCCGGACGATGGCCGACGTCGGCCGTCCGGGCCGCCCGACGATGCCGCGGAACCTCGGCCCTGACGGGCGCGCCGAGTGGCGCCGGGTGACGCGCATGCTCGCCGACCGCGGACTGCTCGACCAGGCCGACCGCGCCGTCATCACCGCCTACTGCCGGACGTGGGAGCGCTGGCTGGAGCTCGATGGCCTCGCCCGCGAGTACGCTGAGCCGACGCCAGCCGGCCGCGCCCTCAGCCCTGAGTGGCGAGCGCTTCGGGAGTGCACGCAGCAGCTGCTGAACCTGGCCGCCCAGCTCGGCATGACGCCGGCGTCCCGCCTTCGCCTGCCTGCTCCGTCCCAGGAGCAGCAGGCAGACCCCATCGTGGAGCTGATCCGCCGTGCCGACCGCAGCGCCGGCTGACTCCCCCGTCAGGGCCTACGCCGAGGCTGTCGTACGCGGTGAACAGCCGGCCGGCGAGCTGGTTCGGCTGGCCTGCGAGCGCCACCTGCGCGACCTCGAGGAGGGGCGCCGCCGAGGCCTCCGTTGGGACAACGCTGAGGCGGAGCGCGCCATCCAGTTCGTTCAGCATCTCCGGCAGTCGCGCGGCCAGTGGGCCGGCCGGCCGCTCGAACTGCTGCCGTGGCAGCAGTTCGTCGTCGGTTCGCTGTTCGGCTGGCGGCGCGCCGACGGCCTCCGCCGGTTCCGCCGCGGCTACATCGAGGTCGCGCGGAAGAACGGCAAATCGACGATGGCGGCGGCCATTGCGCTCTACCTCCTGCTGGCCGATGGCGAGCCCGGCGCAGAGGTGTACTGCGCCGCGACGAAGCGCGACCAGGCGAAGGTCACCTGGGAGGAGGCGTGGCGGATGGTGCAGCAGACGCCTGCCCTCCGGGCGATGACGGCCGGCGTGCCGAGCCGGGCGAACCTCACCGTGCCGTCCACCTGGTCGAAACTGGAAGCGCTCGGCCGAGATGCCGACACGCTCGACGGCCTGAATCCGCACGGCGTCATCATCGATGAGCTCCATGCCCACGAGGACCGGGACACCATCGACCGGCTGGAGACTGCGCTCGGCGCCCGCCGCCAGCCGCTGCTGCTGTTCACGACGACGGCGGGACTGGAGGACCGCCCGGCCTGGGTGGCGACGCGGGGATACGCGGAGCGGGTGGTCCGGGGATTCGAGGACGACCGATGGTTCGTCTACATCGCCTGCATGGACCCCACGGACGACTGGACCGACCCGGCGAACTGGCCGAAGGCAAACCCGTCGCTCGGCCAGACGCTCCGGCTGGAGGACCTCGAGCAGGAGGCGCGCGAGGCGCTGGGCTCGCCGGCGAGGCAGGCAGCGTTCCGGGCGCTGCGGCTGAACACCCCGGCAGCCATCGCTGGCGGCTGGCTGGACCTGCGGGAGTGGGACGCGTGCTGCGACCCTGGTCTGACGCTGGAGGCGTTCCGGGGCCGGGCGTGCTGGGCAGGCCTCGACCTGGCGACGACCCGCGACACCACCGCGCTCGCGCTCGTGACGCGGCTGGACGACGGCCACTTCGCAGCGTGGGAGGAGTACTGGGTGCCCGCCGAGACCATCGCCGCGCGGTCGCGGGAGGACCAGGTTCCCTACGTCGCCTGGGCGGAGGCCGGCTGGCTCCACGCAACGCCCGGCGCCGTCACCGACTACGGCGCCGTGCGCGCCCGCCTGCGGGAGCTCGTCGACGACTGGGGACTCGACATCCGCGAGCTCGCATATGACCGCTGGAATGCCTCGCAGCTCATCGTCGAACTCCGGGCTGACGGGCTGACCTGCACGCCGCACGGCCAGGGGCATGCCTCGATGGCGGGGCCGTGCCGCGACCTCGAGACGCTGCTCGGAGCCGGCAGGCTGGTGCACGCCCCGAACCCGGTGACGCGCTGGATGGCCGGGAACGTGGTGACGGAGATGGACGCTGCCGGCAATCAGAAACCGTCGCGGCGGAACTCCACGGACAGGATCGACGGCATCGTGGCGCTGCTGATGGCGCTCGGCCGCGCCGCCGGCTCGAGCCAGCCGGAGAGCGCCGGCCCGACGCTCTGGATCGACGGCGAGGACGGGGGATGAGCGCGGTGGCGGCGCCATGGCGGCGGAGCCCGGTGGCCGAAGCGGTGCTCGCGTATCTCTGGAGCCACCGATGGGCGCCGGTCGGCGTGGCTGAGCTGGCGGAGGCGTGCGCAGCGTCGCCGCGGGCGGTGAAGTGGGCGGTCGCGCGGCTTCGCGACGCGGGTGTCGGCATCCGCTCCAGCCGTGACGGCTACCAGCTCGCTGACCTGCCGCGGGGCGCGATGGTGGCGTGCCCCCGATGCGGCCGCGCCCTCTGCCGTCCGCACGCCGGCGTCCTGGGCCGGTGGGTCTGCCGCGCCTGCGGCTGGGCGGACGAGCCGGAGCCGAGGGCGTGGGCGCCGCTCGTGGTGCGGCTCGCTCCGCGCACCTGCGGGTACTGTGGGGGAGAGATCGGCCGAACCAGCGCCGAGCGCGCCGCCCGCGACGCGCGCCACGGGCTCGCCTACTGCAGCCTGGCCTGCGCTGTTGCCGCCGGCGGGCGCCGGCGGCGGAAAGGGGAGGACGCATGAAGACCGCGCTCTCGTTCGCCATGGAGGTCGCCGGCGTCGTGCTCGTGGCCGGGTCGCTCGGATGGGCGCTCCACCCGGCGGTAGGCGGCGTCATCGCCGGCGCCTACCTGGTCACCATCGCCCAGTTCGTCGGGAGGGAGCGCTGATGCCGCTGCTCGGTGCGCTGGCGAAGGCGCTCCGCGTCCAGCTGACGCCGCCCGGGGCCGAGCTGGCTCTGCTCGGCAGCTACCCGACGCGCGCCGGCGTAACGGTTTCCGAGGAGGGCGCCCTTCGCGTCGCGGCCTGCTGGATCGCCACGACGCTCATCGCGGATGAAGTGGCGACGCTCTCGGCCCGCATCGTCCTCCGGGACGACGTCCGCCGCGAACCGCGCAGGCCGCCGGAGCTGCGGCCGCTGTGGGACCGCCCGAACCCGGACCAGACGCTGGTGGAGTGGCGCGCCTCCACGGTGCTCTCGCTGCTCCTCTGGGGCGCGGCGTACATCGTCCCGACGTGGGACCGCGCCACCGGCGCCCTCGTCCAGCTCGCGACGCTGCACCCTGGGCGCTGCAGCCTCCGCCGCCTGGACGACGGCGGCTTCGAGGTGCGCTACCGTCCGGCCGGCGCCGGCGAGCTCGCCCTCCGCGCCCAGCGCGGCCGCCGGCCGGAGGTGGTGATGGTCCGGCTGTTCGACCTGCCCGGCGTCCTCGAGCCGGTCTCGCCGGTGCAGCAGGCGGCCGAGCTGCTCGGCCTCTCGCAGGCGTACGAGCGCATCGCCGCGCGGCTGGCCGGCCGCGGCCTCGCACCGGCCGCCGTGCTGACGTTCGACGACCCAATTCCCCCGGAGGTGGCGCGGGAGTACGGCCAGCGGCTGACGGCGCTGCACGGCGGCCCGGAGAATGCCGGCCGGGTGGCCGTCCTCGGCGGGAAGGGGGCGCGGCTCGAGCGGCTCACGATGTCGCCCGCCGATGCCGAGCTCGTCGCCCAGAGCCGGCGGGTGTTCGACGTGCTCCTGGCGCTCTGGCGGGTGCCGCCGACCGTCGCCGGCATCGTGGACCGCCCGAGCACCTGGGGCACCGGCATGGCTGAGCTGGCGCGGGGCCTCGAGCGGTTCACCCTCCGGCCTATCGCCCGCCGGCTCGAGGCCGCCATCGAGGACGGCATCCTCCGGTGGGTCGACGAGGGGCTCCAGTATCGGCTGCGGTTCGACGCGCTGCTGTCCGCGTCGCCGAAGGAGCGGGCGGAGGTGGAGCAGATCCGGCTGATGAGCGGGATGACGAGCGTCGACCGGGTGCTCGCGCTCGAGGACGAGCCGCCGCTGAGCGAGGACGAGGACGTGCTGCTCCCGCTGAACGTCCAGACCCGCCGGGAGCGTGAGCGGGCAGCGCGTCTGCGCCAGGCGGAGGTGTACGCCCGGCTGCTGGCGGCCGGCATCGGCGAGGCGCGCGCGGCGCAGCTCGCCGGCATCGAGGACGGCAGGTAGCCCGCGTCCGCCGCCCTACCGTGGCGGCAGGAGGACGGGATGGAGCACCGGCCCATCGAATCGAAGAGCGTCCGGGCGCCGGTCGACTGGGCCCCTCAACGGGAGGGCGAGTTCGCCGCGCGCTTCAGCACGTTCGGCGTCGTCGACGCCGACGGCGACGTCACCCTGCCGGACGCGTTCACCGACGGCCAGCCGGTCATCATCGGCGCCTGGGGGCACGACCGGAAGCGTCTGCCTGCCGGGCGCGGCACCGTTCGCGTCCGCAATGACGGCGCCTACGTCGAGGGCGCGTTCTTCCTCGAGACGGAGGCCGGCCGTGAGACCTACGCCACGGTGAAGGGCCTCGGCGACCTGCAGGAGTGGAGCTACCTCTACATCCCGACTGAGGTCTCCTATGAGATGCGCGACGGGCGCGAGGTGCGCATCCTCCGGAAGGTTCAGCTGATCTCCGTCGACCCCGTCGATATCGGCGCCGGGGTAGGGACGGCGACGGTCGCCATCAAGGGGCGGACGCTGGCAGAGGACGTCTGCGGGGCCGCGGACGAAGCCCTCCGCGTCGCCCGGCGGCTGGCCGAGCGGGCGGCAGTCCGGGGAGCGGACGGCCGCGGTCTCGGCGCAGCCGCGGAGGCCGCCGCCAAGGCCGCCGCGGACCTCCGCGCCGCGGCGGACGAAATCGAGCGGGCGCTGCGCGCATCGGGGCAAGTCGGGGCAAAGTTTTCGGCTCTCGCTGCCGGCGCCTCCGCCCGGGCCGCCATCGCCCGGGCCATTCTCGCTTCGAAGGAGTTCGAACATGCCGTTCGCCATTGACGTTCATGGGAAGGAGCACATCCAGCGGCTGCCGCTCGACCGGGCCCAGAAGGCGCTCGCCGAGCGGACCGAGTGGCTCGAGGCGGTCCTGCGGGAGGCCGGGCCGGAGCTGGATGCGAAGGCCGTCCGGACCGTCCAGCTCGAGGACGGTGCGGAGCTGTCCGGGCTCGTCCGGCGCGTGAGCGAGGAGCTCGAGGCGCTGACGGACCGGGTGCAGGAGCTGCGGAAGCAGGAGGCGGTGCTGGAGAAGGCCCGCGCCGAGGCTGCGCGCGTGCTGCCGGCGCCGGCGGCCGGCGATGCCCCGGCCTACCGGTCGCTCGCCGACGTGGCGCGGAAGACCGGCGCGCTCGCCGCGATGAAGGAGCTGCGGGCCGCCTCGGCCGTCGTCGAGGACGCCGACCCGGCCGCGCTCATCCTCGGCAAGGCGACGATGACCACCTCCGCCGGCATCGCCCCGGAAACGACGCGGACCGGGCAGGTGGCGTTCTCGGCGGTCCAGCCTCCGCGCATCATCGACATCATCCCGGCATACCCGACCGGCCAGGCGGCGGTCGTGTATCTCGAGGAGACGACGTTCACCAACGCCGCTGCTGAGCGCGCCGAGGCCGCCGTCTACGCCGAAGCTGCCCTCGCCTACACGGAGCGGAACGTGCCGGTGCGGTCCATCGGCGTCTCTCTGCCCGTCACCGATGAGCAGCGGGAGGACGTCGCCGGCGTCGAAGCGCTCATCGACGGCCGCTTGCGGACGATGCTCCAGCTGCGGCTGGATTCGCAGATCCTCAACGGCAACGGGACGGCGCCGAACCTGCTCGGGACGCTGAACGTCAGCGGCATCCAGACGCAGGCGCGCGCGACTGACCCGCACCCGGACGCCATCCTGAAGGCGATGACGAAGGTTCGGACGACCGGCGCAGCCGAGCCGTCCGCCGTCATCCTCAACCCCTCCGACTGGCAGACCGTTCGGCTGGCGAAGACGACCGACGGGGCCTACCTCTTCGGCCCGCCCTACGATGCCGGCATCCCGCGCATCTGGGGCGTGCCGGTCGTGGCGAGCTCGGCGCTGGCACAGGGGACCGGCATCGTCGGCGACTACGCCGCCCACGCCGGGCTGTTCCTCCGCGCCGGCATCGAGGTCCAGGTCGCCCTCTCGAACGACGACTTCGTGAAGGGGAAGGTGACGTTCCGCGCCGGGATGCGCGCCGCGGTCGTCCATTTCCGGCCGGCCGCGTTCTGCACCGTCACCGGGCTGTAGGAGGCGGTTCGATGCTCGAGATCGAGGCGCTCCGCCAGCAGCGCGCCGGCGCCGCTTACCAGTCGCCCGCCCGCATCTGCCTCACGGCGG